TCATCACCAGCCAGCAACGAACTCCAATACACAGTGTATTTGTTATCAACAATGTCACACGACCACAGGCGTCCATAAGCAGCTAGTACATCGTTACCTTTTGGAGGCAAGTTTCCACCGGAAGTCGTTAAAAGCGTAAGCGTTGTTGAGCCTGCAACACTCTCTAAAGGAGCGTGCCCACTTTGAAAGAAGTAAACATCGTTATTAAAAGAAACAATCTTCCAGTTGTTGTCGCTAATGGTGTAACCAGCAGGCAGTGTTACTTCTGTTAAAGTAGTAGTCCCTGTAAATATCTTGTTGTTACCGACAGAGAATACAGTGGTTATGTTAGTTACACTGACAAACTCAAATACGTTCTCAATGCCTCTGCTAGTTCCTAAGACATCCCCACCGTTAGTAGTGACCTTTGTATAGCCCTGGCGAGCACCTACGCGACCTAACTGATCAATAACACAGTTGTCAGCAATAGAAGCATATGCAGGGTCTAGTCCAATAGGCGAGTCTTGAGTGTTGATACCCAAGAAGCCTGGAGCTGCAATTGTAATATTCTGTAGTTGCTCAGCCATTATACAGTCGTCCAAATAGTCTCTTCAGGGTGTTTAGCAGCGTCGAGTGCTACAGCGTCTGACAGCGTTCTACCAGCCAGTGCAAACAACTCAGAAGCAGAAGTACCGCCTGTCTCTCCACGCTCTCTAGCGCCTAGTGCAGTAGCCAGCTGTATAACAGGAGAAGAAGGTATAAACATCCTGTCAGTGTCTTCTGCTAAGTCTGCTGTTCTTAACACCACGTTAAAATACAGGTTGTACACGCCGTTAGGAGCAGGGTAGACATCAACAGCGCTGTCGCCGTTAGTGTCGATACCGTTCCAACTATAGAACTGAGGAGCGCCTAGAGGTGGAGTCTCAATCAAGTAAGCTGCTGTCATCCAGTGTGCTGCACGATACTCCATGAACCAGTCAGAAGTGTCGTTAACAACGTCAAGAACTTTAATGCGGTCTTGAGAGCCTGTAAGGTTGTAATTAAAAACATCAGGAGTAGTGGTAACAGTCAACGTGCTTCGTAAAGCTGACCAATCCCAAGTGTCTTCTACAGTTCGCTTAGCATCATTAATAAACTCTCCAACAAGCTTAGAATAGCTGGTTTGTCCTACAGTGCTTACTTCGTCTTCACGAAGTCTCCGTAGAACACTGTTTACTAATTGTAGGTATGTCATTATTATCGCCTTCTAAAATTGTTAGAGTTTGTTAGCATTCCTTGCTGAGCAGGAGCTTGCAAGCCTCGTCGTTGTAGTTGTACATAAGGAGAAACTACCTGGTTACTGCCAATGTCTATTTTAGATTTAAACAAGTCTGCGAACAACATGTCAGTAGTTCTAGTAGGTGACATCATACCTTGTTCGCCTCTTTCACCCTGTACACCCTGTTCACCTTGATCACCTTGTTCTCCTTGTTCTCCAGTATCTCCATCTAGACCATCTATACCGTCTAGACCGTCTAGACCGTCTATACCAGCAAGACCGTCTATACCAGCAAGACCGTCTATACCGTCTATACCGTCTATACCTATGCCGTCAACACCATCTATGCCGTCTATGCCATCTATGCCGTCTATGCCATCTATACCGTCTATACCGTCTACACCTACACCGCCTGTACCAGTTCCTGTGTCTGTTGTACCTGTTGTTGGTGTTGGTACAGGGTCTGCATCAATAGTAGAACCTAATGAAGAATCTGTAGGATCTTCGTAGAAGTCGCTAGGGAACAACGGATCTTCTTGCTCAGTTGTAGGCTCACCAGTCTCGTCTAAGTCAACAGGAGTGTCGTCTATAACAGGTTCTTCATACGCACCCTGAGCGTCTTCTAAAGATACTCCTGCTCGTAGCTCATCTACAAACCTGCCACCCATTGTGATGTATTCTTCAATAGGTATCTCACCTGCTAAGACACCTTCATACACCTGTCTTAACACTATGTCATCAGAGACTGGCGCACTGTCGCCTGCATCTCCACCACCACCTGCACCGCCTCCAGCACTTGCTCCGCCTTCTGCTGCTCCTCCAGAAGTATCGGTAGGTGGTTCAAAGACAATAGGTTCTTCATCAAGTTCAAAGTCAGGTAGAGGCTGTTCGGTTTCAACTTGATCAGGCTGAGTGGCTATTATCTCCTCGCCTGTTGCTGGGTCAGTTATGGTTACTTCAGTAGCAGCGTCATCACCAGCGGGAGTAATGTTTGTGTCTGAAACCTCTTTTTTACGAAGAGCTAACGCATCTGCGGAAGTGACGCGACCGTCTCCGTTAATATCGTTAGCGAGATCAACAGGCTCTAAACCAGAAGCTTGATTCAGAATTGAAGTTATTTGATCGCTCGGCTGATACTCAATAGGCTCTGGCTCTATCTCAAAATCAGGTAGAGGTTGTTCTGTTTCAACTTGATCAGCGGCTGCTTCTTCTTCAGCAACTCTAGCTTCTTCAGCAACTCTAGCTTCTTCAGCAACTCTAGCTTCTTCAGCAACTCTAGCTTCTTCAGCAACTCTAGCTTCTTCAGCAACTCTAGCAACCTCTACTCTAGCAGCTTCAGCCCTAGCTTCTGCTTCTCTAGCAGCCCTAGCGTCTGCTTCTGCTTGCAAATCTAACACAGCTTGTTTTTCTTTTTCAGCGTTTGCTACAGCTTCTTCTTCAGCAGCTTTGGCTTTTTCAGCAGCAACTCTAGAAGCTTCTTCTGCTTGTTCTTGAGCAGCCTGAGCTTCAGCAGCAACTCTAACCTCTTCAGAAACGCTAGCTAAATCTTCTATAGTTTTTATATCGCTTTTTGAATCTTTTGTAACTTCTTCGTAAGTGTCAAGAATGTCAGCAGCGTTTTTAAAGGCGTCTTCTACTGTGTCAAAAGAGCTTTTAAAATCTGTTGTGTCTTCTGCAATGTCTCCAACATAGTTATAAATAACACCTGCAGAACCGTTAGAAACAGTGTTTACAGCGTCTGTTAGAATATCAAACGCTAAATCAACAGGAACGCCGTTAATATTGTCTGTAGCACCTACAGCTACGTCAGCAATTTCTTTAATAGGTATTCCCATAAACTCAGGAATAATTGCAATCTTAGCTAGTTCAGCAGCTTCAAAGGCTTCCGCTGCGGCCTGCGTTGTTATTTTACCAGCGGCAATAGCGTCTTGAGTAGCTTTTGCAGCGGTTTTTGCAGCGTCTGCAGAAGACATAGCATCTGCCGGTACTTTTGCATTGTAATATTTATCGAACCCTACTCCTGCTAAATTTAACCAATCGCTTGCGTGTAACGTCTCGCCTGTTACAGCTTTGTAGCCTGAGTAAAGAGCTTCTGAAGTTCCTCCAGTTAAAGCGGCAGCGGTCAAACGTATCAAAGGCACAAGCATGCTTGTGTCAAAATCGTCAGTACGCTCGTAATAAGCTTCAGGGTTTCCTACTCGTTTTAAATAGTCTTGCGTTTCACGAAGGCTTAGGTTCTGCTTCTGTGGTAGTAAGTCTATCTCATACAAGTCACGTTCAGGGTCTAGCTCAAGAGGAACACCGTTGCCTTGGGTTTCAACAAAAGGCTTATACACGTAAAACTTGTTGTTTGCCTCTATAAGTCTACTAGCGCCTGGGTTTCCGCTATTGCGGGCATCTTCGTTAAACTCATGGACATAAGCTATCTTAAAGTTTTCTTCAGTTATTCTGCCTGCTTCTTTTTCTGAGTAGAGGTATCCTAACTTATCCTGCAGGGGAAGAGAGGCGTATTCTGCCCTAAAAGCTTCAGGGTTTTCTTTGCTCAAGGAGTTTAAATTGTTAGTAAAACTTTTAAAATCTATGTCTTGTTGGTCGTCACTAAAAGTTTCAAACATGGCTAACGCAGGGTTTAAGTCTTCCCGCATATTACTTACAGACTGCTCGTCCCACCAAGTAGGAGACTTTTTTGTAAGCGTGTCTAGATGTTGAAACACTTTCTCAGGATCTACGTTCTGGTTTAAAGCGCGATTTACAGAGTTCCAAACATTGTTCTTAACAAGACCGGATACATCGTTTATATCGGTTGTCTCGCCAGCAAAGAAGTTACGGATAGACTCTTCGTATTCAGGCGTGTACCAGTCTTTCTGAGAAGCTTCTGAAAGAGTCTGCTCTATGTCGTAGTCGTTAGTGGCGTACACATCGTTCCAAAAATCACTTCCACCAAAATCTAAACTAAAACCCCCGCCCAAGCCAGCAAGCGCCGCGTCTAGTGCTGATTGATTCTCTGCTGTCCAGGTAGATCCGCTATACGGGTTGCTTGACATTCTTACTTCCTCATCTGCATTATTTTATCAACTCCGCGTATACCGAAGCTAGATGATATAGCTATAAACAGCAGGTACTGATACCACTCAGGT